CGCGCTTTTTCCCAAGAGGTGTTTAGTCCTCAACCAGCCTAGTTTCTACAATAGGTTAACTAGACAAACCTGCCTAAACCTTTGAGAGTGTTACTCCCAAGGGCCGAGGTTGTACCACTGTGCAACCAGACTATCCGAGATGGATCGTCTGGATCGGCCTCTTAGAGTATAACGGTTGTTATACTCTAACTCAGACTGCACCCAGAGACGAGTTAGCAATAACCCATCTCCATCGCCGCGTCGGCTCACGCCGACGGAGGAGAGAGCTCGATAGTAGTATCCTTCGATACCGTTTCGGGCTCTCGGAGGACAGGCTTCGTCGAAGTTACTGACGAATCCTGTGTCACCTGCTGAATCGGGAACTTGGAACCGAAGTGGTTCTGGAACCCTGTCCACCAGGTAAGACCAAACGTTATGGAACCTAGAATCACAGCCACTAAAAGAACAGTGACGGTGAGCCAGGCGCCGGATAGCGTTAGCCAGTTTGTAAAGAGCTTCCACATGGCGAAGTCTATCTTTCAGATAGACGGGCTTGCAGACTAGTCCGTCAAAATAGTGAAATCCACAGCTCTCGCGGAATTTACCCGTGAAGTAAGACTTCTTTGGGTTAACGCGAAAACCTAGGAATTCACTAAACGACTGGAAGAGCGAGAAGGCATGCGAAGGGATGATAACATCATCCCCAAACACGTTGACCCAGTAGTCCGTCGAGTGACGTCCTATTGTGATATTATGCTCAAAAGCATAGTACTCTACACAGGCAGAAGCTGCCGCGTAGAAGATCAACGACTCGAGCTCAAAGGTGAATCCATTCCCCATACTGGAGAATTTATTCCACCTAAGCGGCCCAGTTGCCAACATACCGATCTTGGAGCGACACGCATCCATGATTTGGAACCAGCGCGGGGGCAGAAGCTCCCGAACTACCTCCAGAGAGATGCTATCACTAGCAGACGAAAAATCAACAGTCGAGAGAGAGAAATCTCCCTCCTCGAAATATGGCAACGTACTTCCGTACTTCGCCAAACGTTGATTGGTCTCCTGCGAGTTTAAGTCGACACCAACCCGAGAAAGCCGTCGACGGATCATCGAGCCAATAGCTTTTTGAAACCAGAGATTAATCCCTGGCTCAATAGCTATAACTCGATCCGTCTTCGAATTTTTCGGTACAGTGACGATGTCGTTCCCAGCCACCACAGTAAAAGCACACTCACCATCAGAAAGTCCGTGGGATAGGTGCTTCCACCATAGCGGGTAAGCGGATGGAAACCATCCACTTACAAGGGCGTACAAGTCGCGAGTTATTCCACGTTCTGCGTGGAATTTATTGTATGCCGAGACCTCTGCTCCCTTTAAGAGAGTAGAGACTCCCGGCCCCCAATTAGCTTCGTCGACCAACTCATCAGCTGAATAATCGCCAAGGATCTGTGAGATTTTCCGTCTAGTTGCATTTAGCAACCAGACGTTAGGTCCGCTGTTTAACGGATCTAACCCAGGTCTCCGAAAGCGATTATTCGTCTCGGCACAGAGAGTTTCATACTCATGAAACTTCTTAAGGGCAACTTCCTTCCGATCAAAGCTCGTTCGCAAAAACGAAGCCTTAGAGAGAAAGTTAGTAGCACAGTAGTCGAGACGGAACCGATAGCTATTCTCATAGTTTTTCGGTTCGATGTCCAAGGCCGCTAACTGATCGTGCTCCCCGTTTTTATAGAGGAGCCAGACAGTCAACGATCTAGGAGTATCGATAGCTGACAAGTAACGACGAATAGCACCGTCAGTACAGGCGTT